TTCCGGAGAGATCTCGATGTTGTCCGCGATGATCTCCGTGAACGTCTTGACTGTCTGCTGGGCCTGTGCCTGCGCCAATGCAGTAAAGGCGTCTCTTACCTGCTTCTGTATACCGGGGACCTGTGAAGAGATCTCTCGCATGAACTCATCCATGTCCCAGCCAGCTTCCATAATACGTCTGAAATCGGCTGCGCTTGCGGGTATGACGTCCACTTTCCCTGTTGCTCCGAATAACGCCATGATCCTGCGTGCGATCCTCTGCGTCATGCGGACATTCATGACGTCCGTTGAGCCTTCCGTGCTGTCCACCAACTTCTGAATCTGATCAGCGCTGATCATTGGACTGCCCTCCTTGCTACACGGACCCACGACTCCAGATGATTGGTCTTGGCGGTCTCATCCCATCGCGCGGTTGCCCCCTGTCTCGAATACTTCAGAGGTATCCACGTCCGCTCCTTCGGGATGCCGGGCCGTGACCAGAAGCCGTAATCCTCGGAATAGAACGCGCCTATCCCGTACACAGGATCAACATATTTGTAACCGATATACTGATAATGGCCATAATCACTGTCAGGCGGGTACAGGTACACTTCTCCCCTTGTGGACTGGTTCCAGATGGCCGTCTCCTCGATCAGCGCTCCGGTCCGCATCGGCATATACTGGGACATGTCAGACCATATCTGCGCGTCCAGCACATCCTGCGCAATATCGATCTTGTGCCCCAGTCTCTCAAGGGTAAACGATACGGTGATCCCGCCACCGGGACCGTAATCCCGCCTTGTCATCTTCAGCGATGAGAAGACCGTCTTGAAATAATTTCTGACAATGCCCGTTATTCACCCTCCGGGAATAATCCTCCGACTGCCTGCTGCGCAGCTGCGGTCTCCTGCTGTGCTTCCTGCACCATCTTCTGCGCTTCGTCTTCCGTAAGCCCAAGGTTACGCACCAGGAAGCGTACTTTAGACATAAATCCCTGCATCGTCAGCTGGTAGTCAAATGCTTTGTTCTCCTCGCGGTTCTCTGTCAGATCCGCAAAATCACAGTAGATCTGGTAGTTGCCAAACTCTGTCGGCGCGATCCTTCCGGATGCCGCATCCATGGAACTGATGATGTATGCCAGGTCATGGATGAACCCGACACGGCCGTCACCGTTTGCGTTCGGCCGCTCCAGAAGCTTCCGGTATGAAAGGACCGTATCGACCACACGCCGCTCTGTGGCTTCCACCTGCGTTGCCGTGGCCATCTCGATATTCTGGCCGTTGAACACGAAATAGCCTGCATCAAAGCCACATTTGTAAGAGATGATCGACAGGTAAAAGTTAATCGCGTCTTTCCTGCTCTCGACCTGAAGCGCCGGCTGCCATTGCTGGATCGTGTTCTCAGGAGACACACCCAGATCCATGCCCTTGACGAACTTTGGAAGCTTCAGCGCATGATCCACAGCGTACTGGACCGTGGAACTGTCGACGAACATGATCGGCTGCGACTCTTCCTGCTCCACGCCCATCATGGAGATCGCGATATCCAGCCATCTCAGCTCCTCCAGGCATTCATTGAAAACGGATACGCCCAGCGGGCTGTCCGGGTCTACCGTGTTGCTGCAGGGGTTCTTCAGGTATGTGAACAGGGGCCTCTCCAGATTGCTGATCGTTGTCTCAGGCTCAATGTCTGCCCACTTCGTCTTATCCAGGCTGATCTGTCTTCCGATATCGTCCGGGCGCTCAGACACAAAAGCCTTGTTGCTGATCTGGTACGTCTTGCCCTCTGTGTACCTGTGGTACTCGGCGCGGGTATAGTACAGCTTCCCCTGTGCGTAATACGTGAAGAACACGGCCCCTGTGATCGCGCCGTTGCTGTCATAGTCAGTCACCAGGAAGCGGTCAGGAGTCAGGTAGTCCATGCCTTCCCCATTCCACTTTGCCATCACTCCGCCCATGCGGATGCACTTCTCCAGTACCTCCTGTGACTTGGCCAGGAACGCACCATCCAGTGCCGCCTGCATGCCTCTTGCGGTCTGATCCGTGCCGTAGGCCTCATCTACTTTGATATCGATCGATAGCGTGATCAGGCGGGCCAGCTCCCTTGCAACGGTGTTTGAAAACCGTATCGACCGCACATCCCCTGTGCACCAGCTCGGCTGACGGTTCCCGCTGCCTTCCAGATCCATCCACTTCTCGATCGCCGCCTCCATGTCAGAAGACATGTAATATGTCACGTCTTCAAAGGCGTGCTTTGCATCTTTTCGGAATAACGTTCGCAGTCTCTCCTTAATCCATCGTAAAATGTTCGTTTGTCACCTCTTAAGCCTGCGTGAAGCGCCTCATGAACAGCGGAGACAGGCTGTATCTCAATGCGTCTATACAGTGGTTGTCATGATCCGGATATCCTGAAATGACGTTCCCGTCCTTGTCACGCTCATACTCATAAGATGTTATCTCCTTAAAAGCGTATGGCGTGCGCTTCGGGTCTATCACGATCGTGCGCCTCTGCAGCCACTTCATACCGTACTCCACAGATCCGAGCGGTTTGTATGCCGCTTTGGCATTGTACACTCCAAGATCCACATAGTCCGCTATGGATTTGGGCTCTGCCGAATCGCATATCACACCGTACTGGCACGCCCTGATATCCATTTCATGGTTCTTCATGATCCATTCTGATGTCTCACGGTTGCTGGCCTTGTTGACGCAGTGCTCATCGATCACATACACCTTTTCCCTCGCAGGGTCGTAATAACAGAGGATAAAAGCGTAGTAATCGGGGTAATAGCCCCAGTCCACGCCGGCATACAGACGGTCCATGTTGGCAATCTCGGCAGGGGTTATCTCCCGCGGTTCGACATAATCGAATATCTGCCCGCCTTCCCCGTTTGCTACACCCAGGTACTCATGTTCGTATGCCTCCGGGTTCACTTCCTTCAGGTGCTCCGCATCGTCCAGGAACTTGGTACCAAGCCACTCCGGCGGCGCCTGCAGATAAGAGCTGCTGTGGATCACCCTGTGCTCATTCGGGACCAGCTCGTCCATGTTAACCCAGTTGCTCTTTGACTTCGGCGGGTTATAGGATGCCAGGTCATACGATATGTCACCACCACGGAGCACTGACTGGTTCACGGATCGCTCTTCCTCAGGGCCTGCCAGCTGATCCAGTTCCTCCTTCCAGAGGATGCCAATGTACCCGAACGGCGGTTTGATCGATTTCAGCTTCATCGGGTCATCACAGCCTCGGAAGTATATGATCTGCCCCGTCTTCCTCAGCCGGATCTCCAATGGGTTCGTCTTAAAATCAAACTCATCGTTAAGCCCCAGTTCATTGATCGCCCACTGCATCTGTGAATACACAGAATCCTTGAGGGTCCCTGCGACCTTGCGGACGATGCATGCGTGCATGCTTGGGTTGTTCTTCAGGATCTCAGGGATCTTCAAGGATATGAATGATGATTTGAGCCCGCCACGGCCTCCCTTGAACCTGTAACTCACGTTCGGGATCATACGGCGGTTAATGTCCACAAAGGCACTGCCCAGGACACGCGCCGGCAGTTCATACAGCTTATCATCTGCGCCGGATGCTTCTGTCAGCTCCTGCCACTTATCCACTGCCTGGATCGACCCGCTGACAGCTGCCCTGTATATGCCTGCAGTGATCAGTGCATTGTTGGTCATATCCTCATCCGTGATGCCCAGCTTCTCAAGGGTCTCCCTGGCCTTTTTTTCATCCTTCGGTACTGGTGCCGCGGATATGGCTCTTGCCAGTTCAGACAGGGTTTTCTTGCGGGCAGCAGCTTCCGCGCTGGCCTTCCCTGCCTTGCGGGCGTTTTCTATGCGTTGCTTTTGCGTCAGCGATTTATTGTATTCGTCTATCCTTTTTGGGCCTCCTGCGGTTGTATCACCTCCCCATAGAGCCTTCTTACGCGGATTTCTTTGGTTTTCTCCACGTTTCTCTCCTTTTCTGAATTATACCATGGTGGAAATAGTGTGTCTATTTTCCATCATCCCGCTGCCAAAGCTCCATCGCCGCTTCTGCAACATACCGGGGAAGCCATAAGACTTCCCTTCGCTCCCACCCTGTTCCGGGCGTGTATATCTGCTCTATGCGGTAAATGCCGTCAGATTTGACAATGTATTCATCTGTGTAGGCTTTCATTT